CAATATTCATTCATATAACTTAAATCTTTTTGCTCCAAAAATGTTCTTGTCGCTGTACCAGAAGCAGGCCAAATATGAACTGTTCTAATTGTAGCAAGTGAAGTTGGATCTGGAGACGAGCCACCAGGTAAAGATACAAAAGGACTATCCGCTGTTACAGTTGCATTTTGATATGATCTAAATGCATCAATATCAACATCCCTTAATATCCTGTTTTCAGTATGCTCAATAAAATCATCTGTAATAGTTGAAGATAAAACATCCGTACTTGTTTCAGTATAATTTAAAATCTGTGTTGTTAATTCTGCGTATGTAGTCATTAGTTACTCAATGTTGCTGGTCCAGCAGAAGCATATCCTCCACCACCATTTCCTGTTGTTCCTGGTGCTGTTGACACCGTAAATGTATAAAAATCGTCATCTGTTTTTGTTATACTGTATCCATCTGAATCCTCTAATTCAGTCACAGAAGCTCCAAATAAAGCTCCAGTCACATCCCTAAATCTCACCGTATCACTACTAGATCTTCCATGCTCTGGTTCAAATACTGATACTGTTGTGCTACTAGCTGTAAACCTAAAAGGATTACGAGGAAGTAATGTTGCAACCGCACTTTCTGTTCTAGCAGGTCTTGGAAATTGTAATGGTTCCGCATCAGACGTATGTCTTTTAGGATTATCCTGCGGTGTTTTTGGTTCAAATTCACTTTTATGAACACGCGAACCATTCCACTCCTTTACCATTTCCTTATAGGGATATTCCATACCACTACGATCAGAAATAAATTTAGCGTATTTTCCTCTAGCGTAAGCCATCTATCCTACCATTTAGAATCTTTTGATCCAGCCCAATGATATTTCCCACCTTTAGTAGCAGCTCCCATTCCTTGTGCAGTACCTTTAATAGTGCCTACAGCGATAGAAACAGCCTTTTCTTTTTCCTTAGGGCTAGCATTAGGGATTGAGATAGTTCCTCTATCACTCCAATTTCCTTTTACTCCACCTTTAGAACTTCTTCCGGCGTTAGAATCTTTGTTCCAATTTGAATTACTCATTTTTCCTCCTTTTTACATTCACAGTTTGTGCATTGACAATTGTCTTTACAATCGCAATCACAACCACATTTTTCACATTTAACCATTTTTCCTCCTATGGTATATATGCTTGTGCTGGTTTTGTTTTAAATGACACACGTTCGCGGTCATTATCAGCAGCACGTTCAAATTCTTCATCATACACCGCTTTTAAGTTTGCACTTAACATTGGTGCTTTCTTTAAACTTATATAGTAAGCTAGTCCTGCAGTCAAACATGGTAAGAAATAAAAAGGTACATCGGCATTATTAGTATAATCCCCAGCATCTTGTATTCTACCAATATAAAAATATTTAAATATGTATGCTTTATCCGGACTTGGATATAAGAATAATGTCATATCATTTTCAGGTCTACCAGTTGAAGAGGATCCTCCAACAGTTACTTGTCCTGGAATTAAAGCAAATTGTACAGGTCTTCCGTCTCCACTAGACGAATTCTCTTTCTTGGATAAATTTAAATATTCAGTTCTAGAAATTCTGTTCATGGCAACATCAGTTGTGTTACTATCACCTTCCAAATTAGATGTAGCACCAGCAGTAGTTGTTACCACTGCATCTACTATATCTACTACCTTCTGATCAATTGAATAATAATTTGTACCAGCTGTTAGAGTCTGCGTTGCATACTCTATGGTCCATAGATTTAATCCACGATTAGCCCATTCTGCAAACATCAAGTTTAAAGAACGCTTGGCTGTTTTTAAATCATAGCCTTCACGTACTTCTAGTTGACAACGCTCATGCGCTTCTTGGATTATTTCCTCTATTGAGAGGTTAAATGTTTGAGTGCCTGAATAAGCCATTTAAACCTCTAGAATGTTTTTCTTAACTGTAATACTATAGTGTAATGATCATGGTTAGTATGTCCATGAGTTGTTAAGTCAATATCACCATTAATACCACTGCCAGCATTATTTTTAATACCACCAAATGATCTAAAATCTAGATGTCCTGAAACATTTCCTGCTGCTGCGCTTCCACCTAAAACTGCTGCTACAACATTTGTTGTCGCGTTCCATTCCAAAGCTACACGCATACCACCAATATCATACCATATTTGATCAATATGAACTCGTGAGCATGCTGTACCATCTGCTGCTGAAGTTAAAGCTGATACATCAACTTTTGCAACTGAGCTTTCTCCAGTACCATCGGATATATTTGTTAATTTTACAACGGCGGTTTTACCACCATCTGATAATGTTTGACTTGTTACTGCGTCTGCCATTTGTCCTCCTGTTGGAGAGAGGGGGTTTTCACCCCCGCTCCATTAAAGTTGTTTATTCGTATACGTTTCTACTACAAGCAACGTAATGTACGTTTACTGCTTCTGCCGCACCCGCACCTGCTTCAATACCAACATATGGAATTAAATCAATATCGTTAGTTAAAGCCGCAGATTTAGTAGCTGCAGTTGATGGTTGTACTGCTGTTACTGCAGTGCCACCTGTACTTCCTGAAGTGCTAGTAATGTTGTACTGCACACCATTTATGAAACATGTAGCTTTTCTATCACTATCTATTTCAATTTTCAAGTGATAAGGTGTATTAGCTGCAACAGTAACCGGGATTTGACTGATATAGTCAGTTCCACCAATACTGTGTACTAAGTGCCAATAGCTGTAGTCACTAAATGCTTCAGAGTTAGTTGCATCTGTTTGATACTTAAAAAATATTTGGTTAGCATCAGTTGCAACTAATTGATCATTAGTTAACTTTAAGCCAGCCCAAACTTTTTGGTTATCAAGTGCTGGTAGCATAATTGATGTTTCAAAATGTACTGAGTTTTCTGTTCCCCATAAAGCTCCTGCCCATGCTGTCGCCGCAGTATCTAAGTGAGGTGTTAAGATTGCTTGGTCTTCGTCTGCACCTGCTGTTGTTGCTAAAACTCCTGCTGAAGTTGTAGCAAATGTACATAATGCAGTTGTCATATTAGTTCCAAGAGCTTCCCAGTTTCTATTCAACGCACGTTGAACTTCAACTGTTGACGCTTGGTCAATATTTGCATTTAGACCTGGTCTTTGTAAAAACCATTCTTCTAAGTAATAGCGTCTTGCATCTTTTGCAGGATCACTTATAGTTCTATCATGTTCAACACCTGTTGAAGCAGTAGTACTATATAATTTATAATTATTTTTGGATCTTACTGGACCCACAAAGCTAGTATTAGCCATGATATTCTCCTCGGTCATATAGACCTATTGTCATACAGTCTCTATATCGTCTGCCTAGCCAGTCTGTATAACTAGTTAACACTAGGTATAAGTGGGGGAATTATTCCCCCACTTAAATTGATTAAGCTCCTGGAGAGCCAAATACTCCACGCCAGTCAGACCAGCCGAAGCTGTATCTTTCTCTTGCTTTATATCTAACGTTTCCAGTATCGAAGTCGCCTTCCATAGCAGTTCTAATAGGAGCTCTAGTGAACATTTTCATGCCATTAGGAGCATCTGTTTTTAAGAACCAAGCATCAGTATCAGTTAAGAAATTGTTAACCACATATCCTTGTGGAACCATTCCCATAGATTTGATTGCGTTGATATCATTATCAGCAGTTCCTATTCTACCTGCAGATTTCATCAACCTTTCAGCTGTAAATTGAAGATTTACAGGAATGATCATTTTCATTCCACGAAGAGCAATTTTCATTCCTCTTTCGTCCTTCATACCAGCAATATCGATCATTGCTTGCTCGAGCGAAGTTTCGTTCAAGTCAGCAGCAGTTGACAATTCGTTCTTTTGGTCAGCACCAAGAGTAGTGTGATCAGTAGCACAAAGCTCCTTATCATCGCCACCAAGATAAGAACTGTTAAACGCTCTGTTAAGAACGTTAGCAGCTTTAATCTGTTTAGTGTTAGCCATTGAACGTGCCAATGCTTTTGTGTATCGAGTACTGATTTTGTCGTAAAGGTTATCCTCTACAGCTTCTTCAGTTAATGAGAAAGCCAAAGCAATTGTTTCGTGGGTATAACGAGAAGTGAAAGTTTCTTGCGCTGCTTCATACACAACACCAGATCCTTCCGGTTTTACTTCTGCATTACCAAACCCACCTAACATTACTTCTTCCTCGAAAGCACGATCAGAACTTTCAGAATCGAAAATTTCTGTGTGCTGGTTTTCGTATCGGTCGTACTCTAATCCGAACAGGGCGTTCAAGCCAGGTTCCAATTCTTTGACCAATTGCATTCTTGAAATTGCCATTTAATTTTCTCCTAACTATTACGTACCTGTGATTCCAGTTCCTAACTTAACGTGTTCGTTAAACATAACGTACCAGTTAGAGTTAGCACTTGAAGCATCATCATTTTCTGGATCCTTAGTGATACCAATAATTTTCATCTGTAGTCCTGAACTAGTTGCAATAGTAGTAGTACTACCACTGTCCATTTCGTGCTTAGACTGACCATTTAAGGTGCTACCAGTTCCAATTATAGAATCAGCATTTTTACCGATGTTAGTTTTAGCAACTGTAGCATCAGTTTGGATTTCGAAAAGATAATACGGATCATCATAGATATACGCGTCAATATTAGTTGAACCAGAAATGGAACCTGTAGCGGTTACATTTGTCTGATTGTAGTAATTAGACCATGTAGGTTTTTTACTAGTTGGGTCGATATAAAAACAACCGTTAAAAACACCAACGTTAGTTGCACCAGAAGCTGTACCAGCTACGATGTAACCACCAGATGCCATAACGTGATCGCCTTTATACGCAGTTAGGTTAGCGTTATCTTCAATAGTATACAAAGTAGTACCACCATTGTTAACACCACTACCAACTTTCCCAATAGGTCTGAACCCAAAGGCCGCGTCAATATTAGCCATGATTTATCCTCATAGTAATTTGTTACAACACACCCCTCATGAGTGTGTCAATTTTGTGTAACTTATGTGGAGAAAAAACTAGTTCTTCTTACCGCCACCAAAGGTTACGCGAGAGCTTCTCTCATTTGAGATCGGCATGCTAGGATGTTGGTCCTTCAAAGGATCGTTTGCAATTGCATCATCTTTATCTTGCGTAACTTGTGCAAAATATTTTGAACGCTCTTCAACGGTTTCCTTCGGAATCCTTGCTAGCATTAAACCTCCAACAGCTATAACACCATTATATCT